ACTCTTCCGTGTGCGCAATACCCAATCGGGGGGCCTCTGCGCCGGTGTTGATATTGTAGCAGTCCGGCTTGCCTACATGCTGGATCAGGTAAGTATCTTCGACGCGCAGCTGTTCGGCGTCAGGTACGGTCTCCAATACCTCAAACACGAATGCTTCCTCACCGTACTTATTCCATGCGGCTTGTAGGTGCGGATTTTTGTGCATCCCGCGCTTTAAGTCATACTTATGCTGCCACGAGCGCCGCTCGAAAGACACGGAGCTCCCGATGTAGTACTTCCCGTTGACCATATTGGTGATCTGATAGATGACTGCCATGTTGCTCTCCTTGGTTAAGTGGTGCGAGCGATACTACGCTAACTAGCGAGGGCTGTCAAGCTTTATATCGATAATCCGCGATATAAAGCCCGCTTTCGCGGGCTTTTGCTGCTAACTACTTGATTTCATTAGGCGCTACCGTAAATACCCAACGGATCACTGACCCCGAAGCTGTAGCGCTCGCGGGCCTTGTACCTGGCGTTCCCCGTCTCGAAATCACCCAGCATTTCCTGTTTCACAGGAGCGCGGACGAAGTGTTTCAGGCCGTTCGGCACGTCGGTCAACAGGAACCACTGAGTGGTGTTGGTCAACCAGTGGTTGACGGTGTAGCCTTCAGGGATTGCGCTGTTGGTCAGGATCGCGTTGATGTCGCGGTCTGCGGTACCAGGACGCTCGTTTTTGGCGCCGTCCAGGAGACGAGAAGCAACGAACATCAGTGCGGGCGGCACCACCAGTTTGCGAGCCTTGGCTGCGATCAGCAGACCCTTCTCGTCAGTCCAGCTAGCCATAGCGATGATCGCGTTTTCCAGCGAGGTCTCGTTCAGGTCAGCGTGAGCCGCGGGGCGGTTCGAGTTGGTCGCACCGTTCACCAAGGGGTGATCAGTAGCCAGCAGAGCCTTGCCATCGCCATACAGGTAGGAACCGGAAGTGGCGTTGTTCAGGATGGAGGCAGCTTTCACCTGCTTGGTGTAGGCCATCGCGCGGGCCAGTGCTTTGGTGTAGCGAGCAGAGAGAGAATCGTACAGGTTGTCCTCTACGGCCTCTTCGGTGATCGCGAAGCCCATCGCAATGGTCTCGTGAGTGTAGCGTGCCACGTAGGCTTCCTGTGCGGCATCGTAAGTGATACCAGCACCCTCGGCCTTGACTGGGGCAGCGCCGAAACCAGCGAGCTTCACTTCTTCTTCAAAGGAACGCTCAGAGGTCTCGATTTCATAGATCTCCTTGTGCTCTTCGCCGTAGCGGTTGTATTCCAAACCGAACAGGGCGTTGAGGCCAGGGAGCAGCTCTTTCAGTAACTGCGAACGACTAATAGCCATGAATTATCTCCTTATTGACCGGTTGGGAAGTGGTAGGCATGGGTCTGCCAGTTGTACTTCACGATGACATCTGTGTAAGTACTGCCATCGCCACTCAGCACGTCCACGATACGGAACGGGAACGTAGCGGTTGTAGCTGCGCCGGTGCAATACGACTTGGACACGCCAGTCACCGAGTCGGCGGCAGAGTACACAAAGTTCACATTCAGGCCGACAGAAGTGTAGGTCAGGGCGGCGTCCACGCGAACCTGGAACAGCACCTCGGGATCATCCACAACTTTCGCGTAGATGTTGGTGTAGCCGGTAGAATCCGCCGGCAGATATTGGCTGTGCTGCTGTTGCTTCAGGGTCGGGTCGTTGAAACGCAGACCAACCAGCACGCCCACAGGAGTGTTGGTGCTCAGGGTGCCGGCTGCGGGAGCAGCTGCGCCCACTACCTTAGCCACGCCAGAAGCGATGGTGATCAGCGCGCCTTGGCCAAAGGCATAGGTGTTGTTGCCTGCGGTAACAGCAAACTCGCGGATGGTGCCACCCGAGAAAGCCTTGCCGCCCAGCAACTGGACAGGCTTGAGGCCATAACCAGTAGTGATTGCCATTGTGTTTTCCTCTCTTCAGTTAAATCAAAACAACGGGGGCAAGGCTTCGTTCCATTACCGACCGTTACCAAATGTGACCTTTGACTGCCGATCTTTAAACAACGGCATTCTCGGGTCATTCTCGCGATCAACCTGCGCATCTACTGAGTCCATCTGGCCTTGGGCCTGCCTCATGTAGTAATCCTGGCGCTGATTGAACATCTCTTGCGGCATCTTGCACAGTACCAACCCACCCACTTCGATCAAACCGGAGTTCTTCGCGTCTGCGTCCACTGCCAGCTGCATCTCGGGGTGGTCCTCCAAACGGCAGGGGTCCCAACCTTCGCGCAGCGAACGCGACATATTCATCGGATCTTGCACGCCCATGATGGACTTGCGAATCCACTTGTACTCCCACCCTTCCTGGCGATGCGGATCGGGCAACAGATCGGCGGGTTTCCAGGACTTCGGTCGTGTGGTCAGCTCACGGCTATCCAGATCACGAGACAAACGCTTTGTGGTTTCCATATTATTTCTCCAGTTTGGCAAGTTCAGCGGCGTACTGCTCAGGGGTAATACCCATGCGGCGCGCGACGGTGACTTGAGATTGAGTGAGGGTAATGCGGCGTGCTGCCTTGGTCGTTCTTGCGACCGGAGCAACGACAGATGCAGGCTGTTTCTGCTTAGGCGCGGTATCGCCCCATTCGTACTCGGGGAACACGGCGCGCATGCGCTTATCCAGCTTGGTGTAGTATTCTTCCGTGTCAATGGCCGGATCGATTCCGGACTTGACCAGCTTGGCATGCACACCGTAGGCGAACTGAGTCATTTCATCATCAGAACCGAACCAACGATTTTTTGCTGCCCAAGCTTTGGCGTCTGGGTCAAGCTCTGGGGCCTGTGCCTGCGACGGTTGCGGACGTTGTACCACATCTTCTTCTTGCTGTCTAGTGTTTTCTTCTTTGCGTCGTGCCGACTGTTTCGCCCAGATATCCGCTTCCTTGCGTTCCGTAGCGATCAGCGCCATCTTTTCCTGCGCGTCGGCCATCTTGTCCGCGTCGCCCAATTCATACGCTGCCTTGTACTCACGCTTGGCGGCTTCCATTGCCAGGTCGGATTTCTCCTTGGCCTGCGAAATGAACGCATCCTCACCCTGCACGTAACGGCTCTCCAAGGCTTTCTTCTCCGCCAGCAGGCGCTGCGCCATAGCGACCGCTTCTTCACGCTCACGCAGGGCTGCTTCTTTGGCACGGCGCTCGTCATGGTGCGCGTGCTTCATCTTGGCGATACGGCGCTTCACCGCTTCGGAGTACTGCTCCATCTCCTCTTCAGTTGGCTCGGCCTCGCCTTCGGGCAGGGGCTTGCGGTTGCGGTCTTCGGGTGGTGTGTCGTCTACGACTTCAACCTCGACACCCGCACCTTCGATGTCTACTTCCAGTTCCTCGCTCGGCTTCGCACCGGGCTTCAGGATATCGGCTTCGTTTGGCAAACTCATTTGTTTCTCCTTTAAGCTGCGCGGGAATATCCGCGAGGATCGAGCACGACTGCCTCGATTGAATCATCGTTCACAAGGCGGAACTCTACGCCATGCAATTTGAACCTGGTGCCTGCATAGGTGCGCATCAGCACAAAGTCACCTTCCTTGCAGTAGGGGCCACTCGGGAAGCGCGCGCTGTCTTTGTAGCAATCCGGACCCATCTTGATCACGAAACCGATCACGGTGGCTACTTCGTCTTGCTGAATAACGGACGACGCCTTCAGGATGCCGCTCTCGTACTTCTCCTCGATCTTCGGCAGGCCGATCAGGATTTTGAACCCTTGCGGTTCCGGCAACTGTGTCGCCAGTTTCGCGTCCTTCTCCCCCGGCGTATCTCCGGAAACAGCTTCGCGTGCGGACTCTTTTGCTGCGGCTTGCTCTTCGGCCATGTAGCCAGGCAAGATCAAATCATTCATTGTCGTGCTCCTTGTAGCATCCGATGTAGGGCGGATGTGTCCCTTGCTGCTATTCTTGCTCGTCGAACCGTTTCATCGTGTCTTCAATGATGCCCAACGCCTGCTTCAGGCCGTGGCGTTTCCCTACCGCTTGGCGGTATTCATCCATGCTGGAGATTCCAGCCAGGATGCCGGTCTCGACCGACTGCAGGTCTTGCTCAATCTCTTCGCGCACTAATCGTGCGAACGCAACTACGCTCATTTCTCCTCCTTCTTATCGAGGTGCGGTTTGGCCGCTGCCATCGCGGTGGCGATCATGCGCTGCTCTTCCGCTTGCTTCATCTTCTGCTTGTGCGCCTGGCTGACGTGCAGCGTTTTCTGTTTGTGTGCCGTGTCTGCTTGGGCCAACTGCTGCCCTTGCTGTGCCAGCCCCAGCATGTGCGCGTGCTCCTTGTGCGTCATCTGCTGACGGTGCTGCTGCGCGTTATGCTCCAGCTGTTGCTGGTGTTGCTGCGCCGCCATCTCCGGAGTGGCACCTTGGGCCTGCTGTTCCTGGTCAAACTTTGCCGCATCCAGCAAAGCCTTCTGCGCCGCTTGTTCGCTCTGGTGCTCGTGTACAGCATCCACCTTGGCGCTGTCGGCCAGCAGTTTTTTGACTGCGATGTCGTAATCCTTGTCGATCTTGTACTTGGTCAGCTGGTTCCTCTCCTTGTCGATCTCCAGCTGGGCGTTCTGCTGCTGCAGGACTGGATCTTGCGCTGCCTGTTGTGCAGCCTGTTGTGCAGCCTCGGACTGGTGCTGCTGCAGGAGCTGCTGTGCTGCTTGCGCCATGATCGCGCTGAGTTGTTTCTCGGTCTCAGGGTCCATCTTCTCATTGCCCATGGGCAACGGAGCGCCGAGCTGCTGCTCGATGCGACGACGGTACTCAAACGCAACATGCTCCGCGATGTGTGCCGCCGCTGCGGCCGCGATCGTCTGCGCCTGCGGGCTCTGCCCGATCAACTGCTGGATATGTGGGTCCTGCGCCGCTGCTTGGTGCGCCTGCAGATGTGACTGGTGATCTTGGTACAGGAAGGCCTTCACAGGCTTGCCCATGATGATGTCCATGTTCTCCGCGATCGGGTCTTTCGGGGTCTGATCCGCTGCGGCCGGGATCAGCTTCTCCACATTCTTGATGCCCAGGGTTACCAGCATCTGGCGGTTGAGCTCCACCTGATCATAGATAGTTGGGTTGGCTTGTGCCATCTGCATGACTGCTTGGTACTGCACTACGCGCTGTGACATGGTTGCAGCGTTCGGATCGGACACCGGGATGATCTCGGCGATGTCGTAGTCGGCCTTCTTGATCTGGCGACCTTCTTCTACGTCGTAGTCATACTCGTCCGGGAGCTGATCCTTGATGATGTCCTTCAACAGGGTGAGCTCTTCCTTGAGCGCTGCGTGCAAGCGCGCCTGGATCGCGGTCATCACCTTCATGCTGCGCTCGATAATGGCGAGCGTGGTGCCCACCGGGGCCTCTTGGTTCATGTCCGAGGCATTCAGATCGCTGACCGACGCCATGCGACGGCCTTCTTCGACCACTTCATTGAACAATGCAAGCAGAGTTTGGCTCGGTTCCTTGAACGGGAGTGGGACCAGGTTCTCGCGCAGGGTGCCTGACGGCACGTCCACGTCGCGGAACTCGCCTGGCTGCAGTGGGTCACTGTCGCGCTGCACGCGGATGCCCTTAGTTTTGAAACCTGCGGGAAGGTTGGCCAGCGTACCAGCGTCTACCAGCTGGCGGATCAGGGAAGTGGCCGAATTTGCGAAACCACCGACCAGGTGCACGAGCCCCATGCCGTAAAAGCCGAAGCCAGGCACGTAAACGTAGTGGACAAAGTGCTGTGTGCGTGTTTTTGCCTTGTCACCAAGCTTCCAGTTGCGGTAGATAGACAGAATTTCCCTGGAATGCAGGTCAAAAGTGACAATATATGGCAGCATGATGCCTGTTTCGTGCCCTTTTTCGTCAACATCCTCGTGGCCCTCGATTTCGAGGTCGATTTGCATCTCCACGAGCTCCAAACGGTCGTCGTCGATCGCTACTGTACCGGTAATCTTGTCCTGCGCGCGCTGCCGGGTGCCCTTGGGGGGCTCTTCCAGCTCAACATCGCGGTAAAATCCCGCTACCTGGAGCTTCTTGATGTCGTTTTTTGACTTGAGCATGCGATGCGCGAGGCGCGGAGCGGTCGAAATGTCCGTTGCGCCATACGGCGCGACCAAATCTTCAGCCGAAACGAACACTGAAGTCTGCCGGCCGAGGCTCGGATCGAAGTAAACCTTCTTGAACGCCGATCCCATGATGGCCAAGTTCCACAGCATGCGCTCATGTTCGGGACGATACTCCTTCATCTGGGTTGTCAGGCGCCAGTTCATGTCGTCCTCGACACGTTCCGCGGCTTTTTCCTTCAGCTCATCCTGTTTACCGATGATGGTGGACTTGCAAATGCCCTGGGCACTAAAAGTCTCGGTGATCGCCTCTGCCTGGAACCGCACCGCGGCCTCAGCCATCAGGGGATGCACAACCCCGCAGGCGCCGTTCCAAGGTTCAGTGCGCTCCTCGATACCCAACCCGAGCAGTTTCACACCTTCTTCATAGGTGCGTTCCCACTCCGCGCGCGAGCGCAGGTCGTTGTCGTACGTCTCCGCGACCTCTTCGGCAATCTTGCCTAAGACATCGGACTCCAAGGTCTCGGCCAGGTTGGCGTAGAACGCCGCCTCCAGCGCCTCGTCGCTAGTATCGGCAGGCTCCGCTGCTTCGTCTTCCTCGCCCTCTTCGGGTGGCAGCACGACCTCGATATCCATCGGGTCATCTTCACCAGTCATCTGGCGGCGTGCGTCTTGGTGCATGTTGGGAACGATCATACCCTACTCCTAGTAATAGTGCCGCTTGCGTTGGAACCCTTGCTCCTCATCGGCCTCGTCGGTCGGCAGCTTGATAAAGCCACCTGTCCGGAACCTGCGGAGCGCCAGGGTCATCGCGTCAACTTGGTCATCGTGGTCGCCGTTCGGGAAGTCAGAACACTCCTCAATAACCTCCATCGCCCACCGGCGTGCCTTGGGCGCCCAGACCAAACCTGACGAGAATATATCAGAAACGGAGTTGACGCGCGCGATTTTATCCTGGCCTTTGCCAGGCGTGAACTCACTCACCGGGACGCCGGCCGCCCGCATCTCTTGGTACAGCACCGAGCCGCTGGATTTCTTCTCGATCAGGCAGGTGTCCGGCTGCCACTTCTCGTATTCCTCGATCATGGTGCGCTTGAGCTCTGGATACTCCATGCGCTTCTTCCACGCGTCGAGCAAGATAATGTTTGCCACCGGTGCCCCCCGGCCGCTGTCGTCGTAGAACACACCCCATACCTGGAACGCGTTGAAGTCCGCGCGGTTGTGCGCCTCTTGCGCTGCGTCCAGGCTCATGATCACGTACTCACAATCGGGCGGATCTTCCGCTTCCCAGTCCTGCCACCACTCGCGCTTGATCAGCGCGCCGGCCTCGGATGTCGGACTCTGCATGTACTGCGCCTGCCAGAACTGCGGCGCCATGTTAGCTTTCTTCTGCAGCAGCGCTTCGAGCGGCCAGCGCTCCGGCCACAGGCTCTTCGCATCCGGGGTATCCGCGTTTATGATCGCCGGGAATTCTACTACGTCCCATTGCTCAGCTTCCGGATTAGCCGCCATCTGATTGATCAATCGGCCGATCAAATCTCCCTTGTTCCATCGGGTGTGAATGATAATGCATGCGCCATCCGGCGCAAGGCGCTGCAGCGGACCTGTCTGGAACCATGACCACGCGTCCTCGAACACATCTGTGTTACCCGCCATCACCACCTGCTCCGAGAACGGATCGTCGATCACCACCAAGTTCGCGCCGCGGCCAGCCAGCGCGCCGCCAACACCGACCGCGTAATACTCGCCACCACCATTGGTCGCCCACTGCCCCGCCGCTTTGCTGTCCTGCTTGAGCACGACCTCCGGGAACACATCGCGATACTCGGGGGTGTTGATCAGGTCACGTACCTTGCGGCCGAAGCCGGTCGCCATATCACCGGTGTGCGACGCCATGATGATTCGTCGGTTGGGGAATTTGCCCAAGTACCACGCTGGGAACAGGTAGGACGACATGAGGCTCTTGCCGAAGCGCGGAGCAATAGAGAGCAGGATTCGTTTCTTCTCGCCGCGCGCCACAGCGTCCATCAGCCTGGCCAGTTTCTTGTGGTGCGGACCGACCATGAATGTTTTAGGCTCAGTCTCGATTTGAAGCGCAGGTGCAACATGGTGCGCGAAGGCCAGTAACGAATCTTTGGCAATCGTGGCCGATTTACGGTTCGACAGCTCCTCCAGGAGCTCCAGCGTTTCGGCTTGCTCGTTGAGCGGCAGCTTATGGATATTCTTGATGATCGCCTGCAGCTGCTCCATCGAGAAGTCTTCGAGTTTAGCCGGCATGCGCCACCTCGTACCATAGTTGCCCCGTCAGGGCTTCGAGTTTACTGGACACGTCGTTCCCCCCGCTCGATTAGCTCGCGCCCATCCAAACTGTTGTGCACAGCGATGGTCTCATCTTCCGCATCGGTGCCTGGCCGGCACCAGCAATCCAGATTATCCTCTGTCTCGTGCTCGCGCAGGTCGTTGATTGGAACTACGTGATAGCTGATCATGGCTGCCGAGTCTCGTTCAGGCTTTCGTATACTCGGCCGGCGCAAGTTGGGCATAAGTGCCAACGGGAGAAAACAGTGTATCCGTCGAGCGTCGGCTGGGGTGTGAGTAGCGATGCACCTGCTGTGTATGTCTGTATCGGGCTCGCGGTAGAGCAATAGTCGCAGACGATTTGATACGTAGTTTTAATCATGGTCGGGGATTCTCCTGTAGTATCTCCGCATATTCCGCCGGCAGCAATGTTTTCAGCTTCGCATGCAGCTTCTCTTCCAGGCTCTCGACGGGCATCGATTTGACGGTGATTTCTTTCCGTTCCGTGAACAGGTCCACACCGGTGATCTTGCCGAGGTTCTCCAGGGCGCGCATGCGCACGTTGGCTGGTTGCTTTGGATCGGACTCTTCCAGCAGGCGATTGGTGATGTAAGTTCTCAGCTGCGCCGCATCGCGCGCCACCTCGTAGTCATACTCGGACATGAGCGCTGTTAGCTTGAGCACGACGGCGGGTCGGTTGAGGGTATTGGTCTGCAGCGGAAGCTGCTGTATATGCCGGTTGAACTGCTGCCTGGCCACGGCTTCTTCCTCGTCATCGATGGTGGCTTCGAGGCCGTGCTTGAACATCTCCGCGGCGGCTGCGGCGCGTGCTTTCAGTTCTTCCTTGTCCGATATGGCCGGGCGAATCAGCTTCTCCATGGGTGCGCGCTCGATCGTGGGCTCAAAGGCTCCCTCGTCTTCAGGCAGGTCTAGCAAGTGGGACAGCGGTTCTTCCATGGGGCGGCGCAGTGTGGACTGGATGGGCGGGTTATAACAGGATGGTACCTTGGAGTCAAGGTGGGCTGCGTTTTTACGCGAAAAATTTTTCATATGCCGCTTTACAAAATGAAGGGGGTGGGTACTTGCCTATAGGGGCTCCGTCGGAGCCACATACCCATCAAACCCCCGCTTCCACATGAACGATTCTGGATCTTGGTTACTCTTCTCGATGTTGCATTCGGGGCGCAGTAACTGCATGTTCCAATCGGCGTGCGCGCCTCCTTTAGATAAAGGGGTTATGTGATCCAAGTGAAAGTCTACCCCCAAAGATTTTCCGCAGCAGGGGCACAGGCCTTTCTGTTTTTCATATAACCGTTTGAGGATACCGTGGGAAAGTGTTCCTCCCTGCACGCGAGCTCGGCGCTTAGCGGTTCGCAACCGCTGGTACTCTGGGTGGCGGCGCTGCCACTCTAATACCGCCGAGACATATTTATCCCTATTGGCCGTACGCCAGGCCTTAGCGCGGGTGCGCACGTGTTCTTTGTTGCGCTGATACCACGCTTTGTCCTGCGCGCGCATCTCTGCTTTGTGGGTGGCTCGATACGCCTGATTCATCTGACGAACCTTTTCCGGATTCGTGTCTCTCCATGCGTGGACCTGAGATAGTATCTTGTCTCTGTTCTGCTGATAGCGGGCGGCAGCGTACTGTTTTGCACATGCTGGGCAGTGCTTCTTATCGTGGGTGGTGGAGCATCGTGGGCAGGTTTTCATGATTGGAGTATAGATGAGTTCTGAGTTTTACGCAACAGGTTTTGCAATTTTTAGAAAAGTAAATGACTTGACATAATGGGTCATTGAGCCTCATTTTCTCAGAAGCGAAGCGTAAGCCCATATTCTCCAAAAAGGGGGTGATGCCCCATGGGTAGGGCTTCCCGGACACATACAACAGTCCATGTCCGCTTGACATTTACCCTCTACAAGCGTAGTATGCGAACTGTCACAACATCGTGACACTAACCATTGAAAGGAACTATCATGACTAAGACAATCACTAAACCTGCCGCCCCTCACATCACCATTGAAGTGATGACTAATGCAGCCCTGGATGCTATCGCTGCTCAGGGTATTGCAGCCGATAAGAAGCTGGCCTTAGCAACAGGCGCACACGGCAAGACATACGCCAAACTGGCGAGCGAGTTGCGTGCTGGTATTGCTTCGGGCCTCACCAGTACAGAAGCCTTTAACGAATACCGCCGCCGCGTCAATGACTTCGCCGCTAAGGTTGCCACTGCCCGGATGCTGGACTACGAAGGCGACGACAAGGCAGAAGCCACACAGCGCCACGTTGCCGCTATCAACAAAGGTGTTGACCGCGACAATAAAAAGGCCGCTTGGGTTAGCCCGAAGGCTGAGCGCGATGAAAGCGAGAAGGCTGAAGCAGCACGCAAGGCTGAGGCAACCCGCAAGGCCACAGAGCGCGAAGTCAACAAACTCGTGAAACAGCTGGCGAAGCGCACACCGGGCGCGGAAGAAAAAGACCTTAAGCAACAGGCAAAGCAGCTTGTTAGCGCGCAGACAAAAGAGGCACGCGAAGAGGCCAAAGAGCAAGGCAAATACGCTGCCAACGAGGCGAAATACTTGGAACAGCTCGCCGCGTTCAATGCCCGCATGCCTGAAGTTTTCCAGGCTGACGTGCGTGAAATGCAGCTGCAACTGGCGGCCGTCATCGCCAACCTGAAGTCTGTACAGACTAAAGCGTAAGCAACCCGGACTAGGACAATTGTCCTAGTCCTAACTTCTGGAGTTCATCATGCAAACAATGACACGAAGTGAGTTTAACCAACACGCAAACGAATCCTTGCTATTTGCGCAGATCAAGGCAGAGGCGTACGGGGTTACAAGGGCGCAAGTTGATCTTTGGACAGCGCAGTGGTGCAAAAATGGTGCAGGAAGCGTGAATGCTATCGGAGTATTGCCGCTGCGTTCCCGTCAATTGACAATAGGAAATGCGACCGGCGTGTATGGAAATGCGACCGGCGTGTATGGAAATGCGCGCAACCCCATCACCGGACAAGTTCAAACAAAGGCACAACGAGCCGAAATGCTACCCTCAATCCTTCGCCCCCAAGCATGCTAAAACCTAACCGCTCCACCCAACCCGCCACAAGTCAGTTCGCTTCGCTCAACCCGCCGAAAGGCGGGTTTTTTGTTGCCCGTAATCCGGACACAGACAATTGTACAAGTCCAGGAACCCGTGTCAAAACGAAGGG